GCGGGTATTAGACGGAGCGTATCCTTTGTCATTCGACTTACGATCAGGCGAAAGTACTTGGCCAGCCTTCTTTTCAGCCGTGTGAGTCTGAGCTATGATCTCTTTACGAGTTCCAAGTCCTTTGGACTTCTTGTGCGCAGTTCCGTTTTTCCCAGCTTGTCTGCGAAGCGCGTCGTCGGCGACCTTATGTTCGTGAAGATAGTGCCCAACCTTCTTCTTGTTAGCAGCAAGCTTATTTAAGCAAGATCTGCAGCGACCTTGAGGATTACTCGAGTTGGCACTTTTAGAGCCGCACCTTGGACAGGATTTTTCTAATGGTTCCATGGGTTTATTATACCATGGGCCAAACTAAATCTCAACTACCTTCCACTTAGACCTCTCGGCCGCTGAAATCTTTATAGTTTCCGGCTGATAATGTATGACGTACTTGCTGGCGGAGGTGAGGTTCACCCACACTCCCCTCACCTTCCAATAGTTTGGACCCCTGTACTGCACCTTGTTGATGTAGAAACCTACGTCCAGGCAGCACACGTGCTTAACTATGTCTCCTTGGCGCATTCTTTCCCCTTATGCTTGCTGCCGTAGCACTCCAGACAGTGAGCCTCGTCGTATATCTCGTTGTTCCTTATGCCGTGGCACACCACCTCTGAAGGCTTGCCGCACTCTGCGCAGACCTCGTCGCTCACTGTCTTTTCAAGCTCAACTTGACTCATCTTCGTCCTGACTGGGCGGCTCGTCCATGAAGTCATAGTTGCCGTCATCGTCGTCCGAAAGGTCGCTGGTATCTTCAAGCTCTTCGGTCTCAACCTCGAGATCCAAAAATTCTTCCAGCTTGTTCTTCATGAATTCCAACTCTGACCTCTGATATGCGACCATGTTGAACCCATACTCAGCATCTAGCATATTAGCTATCTTTTGCGCCTTACTCACCGACATCTTATTGTTCTCCTCTGTTAATTTCTTACCCATCAGTATAGATAACATCATTACTTTTTAGTAGCAGAATCAGGTATTTGCACAGTTTCACCGAGTCTCTTGAGCGGATGATCTTTGGTACCTTGTCTACTTATTATAAAAAGCGTCGTGGGCCATTTCTCACCTGGTCTCATCCAAGATTCAACCGGAACATCACCATAACAGCCATCGGTAACGACCACACTAAGATCCGGTTTTTTCCTAAGAATCTCCTGCATCACCGGAGTGAGATCCGTGCCGCCGCTCTGGATGTCCTCTTTCTTCACCCTTTGGCCAAGCTTGTACTCGTCATTCTTGTACAGAGCCGTGTGAAAGAAACCAAGCCGGCACTTTCGCGCCCCAACCCGCAAGAACTGATCGACGATCTCAAGGAACTCGTTGGCCTCCTCGATGGAGATGGAACCTGACGTGTCGATGAAGTTCTGCAACTTTGGCAAGTCGCCGACCTTGGTGCCCGGGGCCTTGTTGCCGAAGCGCTTGCTCTTGCGCGTCCACGTGCTCTTGCGGTCATGACCGGCAGCATGGCGCTTAAGGGCCAACATGATAAGCGCCTTATAATTGATCTCCGCCCTGCGCGTCTTGATGTCTTCCAGAAGCTCCTTGACAGAGTCAGGAAGAGCTGAGAACTCGAGACGAGCCTTCACCATAGCACGCTTCACCAGCTCCTCAGTGGCGTCGAGCATATCTTTCTCTTCAGAAGCTCCGTCCCACATGTGCTCATCTATGGTGTGCGGCAAGTCGCCCGTGTCGGCTCCACCACCAGCGTTGCCTTCACCTTCTCCGTCACCTTGTTGCTTATCATCTTTGTCTGGATCCTGGAAGCGCCGCAAAAGCTTCTCGTAGTACGTCTCCGCGGTGGCATTCTTTGGCCAGTCGATCTTCTTGCCCGTCTTCTCATCTGTGTCCTGATAGTCCTCAACGAAGATGCACTTGCCTGGACACAAAGTCTCGTCCATGTGCTTCTGCCACATCTCAGCAGGAGCTTCTTGAGGAGGACAGTCTGGGCAGCCGTTGGGCAAATTCTTGATGAACTGGTTGATCGCCATGTCCATGGCAATGTTCATGAGCTGACGCTTACGAGCAGACAGCTTCATGAAGGGAACGCGAAGCGGATGCTTATGCGTGATGTGCGACAACTCGTGTAACATGACGGCCTTCTGCTGGAGAAGATTGAGCTTCTTGCAAAAGAAATACGGGTTCACGAGCATATCCCAACGCTTAGCGTCAGTGTTAAACATGATGCCAGCAGTCGGAATCATGTGGCTGAACTGAATGGTCAAGCATTGTAGAACTGAACCCATAAACGGGTGAGTCTTTGAGCACTCGTAGATGGCAGACGCTAACGCCCGCGTCTTCAGCTCAACCGAAACGAACTCGCGATCAAGAAGTTCTTTGGAAAGTTTAGGTCTAACTCTAGATGACATCACTATCTCCTAATAAGGCTACTTCTGTTTGCCAAACAATCAACTTATCTGCGAACTTCTTGCACCCTTCTATATTGTCTCGCCAAAAAAGTTGCCAAACGCTATCTTTTACCTCTGAAAATTCTAGAATATACGCGCCATTGTTCTCTGCAAACCGCCATTGATGAAGGGGTTGCATCATAGTACCATCTCGAGAATGCATGGTGTATGTACAGTCTTCAAAGAATAAGAAATAAAGACTGTAGTCAGTTGGGTGCCTTAACTTTAACGATCTCACACTTAATCTCTTGTTTCAGAAATATGGTGGTCCCAGAGCAGCGGAGGAACGTCCACTCTGGGACCAGACTAGGGTTTTGATTACTTCTTGTCTGCTCCAGTTGCCCTAGCAAGCTTCAGATTAGCCTTCAACACGCCCACAAGGTCAGGGTGACGCTTCACAAAGTCGCTGAAGAAGTCGCTCATGCGACCCTTCGTCTGCTTGAAGCCGCAACCCTTGATGAGGTTAACCGCTTGGTCAGAAGGCAGGATCTTTGCGATCTCTGCCATCGTGTCCTCGTCGATCTGGTCCGGCTTGCAATCCTTCTTTGCGCCGCCGTAAGCCTTCGTGATCGACTCTACCGTCGCTGCGATCATGTCGCCCTTATAATTGTTCGGGTCACTCTGGTCTTTCAGCTTCTTGAGTGCCGCCGCCTTGTCCTTGATAACATCAGAGGCCGTCACAGGAGCTTGATCGTAGCAGTTCTTGTGGTATTCGTTACCGATGTCCTTGCCCAGGATGGAGCAGACAACCAGGCGATGTAGGTTACGGTTTTTGCGAATGCCAGCTCTCTCAGCCGCGTTAACCTTGGACCAGGTACGAGGAGAGATATATTTGCCGCCTTGCCCGAGCTCCTTGGAGGTTTTGTACAGCCAGAGAGCGTCGCCTATGTGGCGTTGGATGGACTCGACCCAGTCGTTCTTGTCCATGAATTCCATAAAGCTCATATAGTCGTACTCAACTTCATACTCTTCAAAGCGATCTTTCAGAGCGGCATCCATGGAGTTGACGTCGTACTCGGACGAGTCCGGGTTGATACAACCAGCCATTAGCCATCCAGCTGGAAGCGTATAGTTATGGATCTTGCGATCGGTGAGGATCTGCATGAGGCAGTTCATGACACCAGTAGTACCGCGGTTTGGTTCTTCAAGCAGGATCAAGCCTTCGCCTTCGGTAGGCCAGAATTCAGGAAGTCGGTGGCAAGTGCGAATGTTACCGCTGTGGTCTTTGGCGGTTTCAGGAAATCCGATCAGGTCAGGAGCTTCCATGTACGCGATGCGCAGGTCGATGAACCCAAACTTCGGGTTATGCTCTTGTTGCTTCTTTACCCATTGTTGACATAGTTGACTTTTTCCAAGTCCAGCCTCACCTGTAAAAAGTGGATTCATAACTTCACCTAACTTACGGGCTTCATAGGCCATATCTAAGACAACTGGGATATTACTTGGTTTCATTCGATTCCTCCGTTTGTATGTTTGTTGTTTCAGAATACACGAACTTAAATCCTCCATAGGTTTTTCTACGTCCATGTAAGCAATTGCTTATATGTGTCTTAGTGACCAATCCAAGATCTTTGGCACATTGAGCAGCGTTTATCCACTCACCTATTTCGGTACCATCTGCAGCATTGATAACCTTAAATTGTCTTCCTCCACATGCTACAGCCATATCCACTCGCTTAGAAGCATCAGCATAGCGAGCAGTTGAGTCTGCACTAGTCAAAGCTCGCTGCTTAGAGGAACTGCGTGAAACCTTAATTTTCGCAGATAATAATTTCTTGGTTGCGCTATCTTTCCACATGGCAGCAGTGGTTTCGGCTGCCTTCTTTCTTCTCTCAGGGTTTTTCCAACTTTCCATGCTGCTCGCCGCAACCTTATTAGCTATGATCTTCTTGGTTTCCGGACTATGAGCGAACAATTCTTTACCGCCAGAGGTCAAATTGTAGCCGTAGTTTGAATCATTGGTTTTATATCTGCTTATGTAGTATTTTTCCCAGTAGTTGGCTGCTTCTGGAGATAGCTGATCCTTTAAAATTTTCCATTCAAAATTTTCATAGCCATACTTGTGCAGAGCGCCATGAAAAGAAAGCAACTTATTACTCTTATTGACTTTGCTTGTTGTTTCATACTCATGACTAGCGCGTCTCGCAGTTAAGCCTCTAGATGTTTGCCCTATGTAGGACTTGTTGGACGGGGAAATTGCCATGTAAATGCTATTTACATTTATTAATCTCTGTCGTATGTACTTAAGAACACTATCAGATGACCCAGAATAGCCAGGATACTTGCGTTTCAGAGTATTAAATCTTTTCCATCTAGCGTAAAGTGCCCTAGAAACCTGTCCTCCTCTTCCTATGAGTTGCTGTTTAACATGCAAGAAATCACCCACTACATATATAGGAACGACGTTAAATTCGGCAGACATCTTCTTGATAATAGTAGAAACCGTAGCTGTAAGTTCCAATATTAGTTTGTTTTCTGGCGAGGACCTAAAGTTGCTCAATATAATGCTGATGTCCTCTTTGTCTGCGTTAGCCTTTAAACAAGATGTTTTTAAGTTGTTTACAACCCAACTTTTCCCGCTTCCCGATACACCCGTTATTACGTATACAGTCTTCTTCATAAGGTAATTGTACACTTCATAACTCAGTGCAATTCTCCTGGAGCAGGTTCACCTATGTTGGCCACATCTCTAAGCTTTTGATAGAGCAATGTGCTGAGTTTTGATCTTGCTGCCCAAGTTTGCAGTGACTTCTCGTCGTTTGCCTTGTGAGAGTCCATAGCCATCTGCTCGAACATGCTCTGGGCAAAAGACAGGATCTGTACAGCGGCCAGTATCTCATCGCGACTCAGGATCACCGAGTAATGGTCGTCCTCGATAAGCCTGGGCGACAACTTCTTCGGCTCACTCTTCTTCGTCTTTTTCTTCTTTGTTGCCATCGATGATGTCATCCACGTATTTTTTGCGAAGTTCAGGTGGGAGAGCAGACACATCCAAGGTCTGCTTGGGTTTGGCTTTCACTTTGCGCTTCTTGTGCTCCCCGTAATACAGGTCAGCTTCGCCTAGAGTCATAAGGATAGCTGGACCACCGGCTGAAGTGGACTTAACTGCCTCAGGTTTTAAGGTTACCTCGGGAGGTGGAACCTTAGTGACCTTTCCTCCTCTTGCCATAAACTCTTCTAACGTCTCAGTTTTCATACACAGACAAATAGTTTCAGAATTCTAAGTGAAGTATAATAACTACATGGCGGAGAAGACTGACTTAATTGATACCTTAGGGTACGGCGTCGACATGAGGAACAGGCGCATCTACTTTGGTGCGTCGCTTGATCCAGGATACGATAGTCCAACTGACTTTGGTCCGGCTTCGGTCGAGATGGCAGTGAGGGCCATGCACCGTATGGCTATAGAGGCTCCAGGCAAACCCATAGAGCTTCACATGGCTAGCTATGGAGGAGATCCGTACTCAATGTTGCGCCTGCATGACGAAATCCTAAGTTGCCCATGTCAAATTAAATTCTACGGTTCAGGCTTCATAATGTCAGCTGCCACATGGATAATGTGCGTGTCCGACGAGCGCTACCTACAACCACATACGACAGTGATGGTGCACGATGGGTCAGACGGGTGGGAAGGCAAACACACGGATGGTCAGATTATGGCGGCCGAGATGAAGCGCTTGCAAGATGTGCTGTATGATATCTACGTCACTAACTCCAGGATGCCTAAGGAGTTCTGGCAAGATGTGTGCCAGCGAGATCTTTATATTAGCGCGGCCGAAG